AAACTTATCTTCCGCTAGGTTAGAAATCAAATGACTTTCATACACTTAGAGGACATAACTCCTATTGAGATGGAGGCAAAGACTGATGAGGATTCTGGTAAGAGAGTGTATCTTACACCAGAAGGTGATAAGTATGCTTCGGTTACTACTGTGATAGGTAGCAACCCTGCTAAGATGAAAGGTATAATGAAGTGGAGGAAGCGTGTAGGTGAGGATAAAGCTAACGCTATATCTAAGAGATCTACAAATCGTGGTACTAAGTACCACTCCA